GTCAGCATTATCCGGTTACCGCCGGGTGGCTGCGGCCTCCGTGGAGATATCTCCAACGGTGGATAGTCTGACAGCGGCAGATCCTACGTCCTTCGAGTTAGACTCGAGGTACGCCCCCTCAGAGGCATGCGCTCAGGATGATCCTGAGATGCATTCCCTTCTCTGGGGCCGTCCGTTGATTATCAACGGGCGAAGGGCCAAGTGGTTCGATAGTCGATTCACTCGGTCAGAGCTTGTTAAGACGCGCAAAGCGTATCTTGACAAGGTCTTCCCCTGGTCTGGGCTTAAAGCCCAGACTAGGGTCTTTCTCTCCCTCACAGGTTATAATAACCTGAATGAGTTGTCGAGAGTCTGGTGGGCAATCGAAGATTGTCTTCTGATGTCCACACCTGAGGCCTTCAACGTTACGTTGAATCCGAAAGGTTGTGACAAAACCCTATTAGGGTTCTGGCATTGGACCATTTCGACTTTCATCCACTCTTCGAGGGGGAAAGGCCGGGCCGCAGTAACTGCGGCCTGGAAGGCGCTGACATCTCGTGTTAAACACGAGGCCATTCGGAGTTTAACTCCGAAACCTAAATGTATTCCGGGGACCATATTATATGATCACCCGTCCGACCAGTTGTTACTGGGGAGATTATCTCCTCACTGGTCATGGCTTAGAGATGCCATTTTAAATGGCCTCTCGGATAAAGCTCAGGGAACGAGATTATCTCATTTCGTGAGTACCCGCGGACTCCCCGCCCCAAGGGCGGGAGAGCTCCTTGATGAGCTGAACCATCATGGTCAGATCATCACATCCCCTCACACTACCGACAGTGTAACTGCCGGTATCTGTAGGAAGCTCGGCTTGCGGCTAGGCCACAAGTTGAGGTCGGATGGAGTGAGCACAGCTCACTTGAGTCTGACAAACTCAGCCTCCTTTTCTTCTTCAAGAAGAAAGGGAGGTCGCGCCATCGGCGTCGGAACTAAGTTCGGACGCTGGGCAATGGAACTCTCCACATTAGATGTGGAGGAGACCACCATCTTTGGGGAGAGATACTCTCTCCAGAAAGGATACCGTAGGTTCCACACTATGTGTAGAAACGTGGCACTGCCAATCACTAGTCGTCTGATTGAATCAGATAACACCTTTGAGGTTGACTGGGATAGGTACTTCACGGATTATATCCATAAGGACCCTATACACGGGCTCGATGATCGAACCGGGTATCAACTTCTTCAATGGAGCATTGAGGAAGGAATCAAACAGGGTTGCCTTAAAGGCAAGCCCTATCTGGACATTAGTGACCCTTTAAAAGTGTCAGAGGATAATCCTCCTAATGTTCGAGTGTCTCCCATCGGGGAACCCGGTGGGAAGACCCGCGTCATCACGGTCGCGGAAGATTGGGTGACAGTTTTACTGTCCCCATTCGGGCACGAGCTAGTCGATATAATCGGCGGTTGTGTCGAGGTCCGGTCAGGCTTAGCCTACTGGTGGGTCAATCAGCTGAGATACTCAGATATTGACCAGTCGGAGGAGGAAATTTTATTTCTCACCTCCGACCTTACTCAGGCATCAGAAAATCTGTGCCATGAGTACCTCCGGGAGCTCCTTAAAGGATTCATCTCGGGAATAGGGAGATCATCTCCTTATATGACCCTGGCAGTTGAACTGCTCACATCGCCAAGATATCTTGCGATGGGGGTCGGTGTCTACGAGTATCTTGGATACCGGACACGAAGAGCTTCGCTCATGGGTGACCCAGGAACGAAGGCAGCTCTGTTGCTAACTATGTTAGCAGCAGAGGAGTGGGCATTCTTAGAATACACCGCTCAGGAGGAGGGCATAAACATCCTGGATGTTGATGCTGTCTTCAAGCGCCACACCCCTAAAAGGGGCTGGCGTTGCTTCGGATTAGCAGGTGATGATCACATTGCTACCGGACCCCTCCAATACCTTAAAGGTATTGGAGCTAAGATAACACGCCTTAAAGGCGTGGTATCACAGGAGAAGAGCTTCATATCTCCGATAGGAGCCTTCTTTACTGAAAACCTTCTACTTAAAGTAGAAGGCCAGACAGTCTTCACCAGTGACAAAGTCATCTGGCAGAGACCTTACCGAGAGACGTTGTACGTCGACTCGATGAAAATCCGGCTCCTCTCGCCCGAAACCACCGTAACAATGGTCCGGGATGAGAAGAATCCGGCTATTGGTAAAGTCCTAGACTTTAACAATAGAATTGAGTGGTTCCCTCCAGAATGGAGGGTGCTCAACAATGCTTGTGTACGCCGGTTTAACCGGCGCTTCAGGCCCTATATCGATTGGGATAATCCCATGACATATCTCCCGAAAGAGCTCGGAGGCTTAGCCTTCCGAGATCTGGATGGAAGGCTGCCTGAGTTGTTAAACAACTTAGACAGCTTCGTCGCACACTCGCTGAGCGAGCTAGTGCGGGGTACCGCCTCTCACGAAGTGAGAGCGGCGGCATGGTGTTACCGATCGAACTCCACGTATCGTGGAGT